GACGGGGAGTTGCCCCTTCCCTCACGGGAAGGACTCTAAGGCATCTCAGACGGACCTAAAAAAAGTTCGTCCGTGCACCGTAAAAGCTCCATCTGACGAAGATAAAGTTTAAAGATCTTAGTCTCGTCCGCCATTCTGGTGGATTCGAAGAAGTCTTTTATGTCTTTACCCTCGAAAGACGGTACCTGAGGAAGATCCGTTTCTGCCTGATGAAGGATGGGAATCAGCTCGTCGAGCGAATTCGCATCACAAAATCTTGCATAAGCGTAATCATCCAAGGTATGCTCAGACCCACGTATAACCAGTTTTAACACTGCGTTATACTCGCGTCGCCACCACGCAAGTCTCCTTTTTGCTGAGGTCTGGTAGGCCATGAGCAGTACCGACAATACGTCGGCGCTGACAGTTCTTATCAAGAACATCTCAAAACTTTCCAGTCTCCGCTCAAGGAGCTGCGTATCACGTGTGATTCTTTGTGCTTGTTTAAGCAGAAAGATCCGCGTAAACTCGGAGGAGCCCTTGCTTGTATCCGTACTTGCAAGGTCCTTTAACGGTTTATTCCAGAAGAGTACTTTTCGCGACATCGTCGCCAAGTATTCCTTAATGGAAGCTGCTGGCTTCACTACCGACAGTCTGTTGGTAGCCGGAGCGAGCAGAGCCGAAAGGATCCAGCTCACCAAGGGGTGGTTGATACCATTGTTTAGGTCTTTTTGTATCAATTCCCAGGTAACTGGATGAACGAAAAGCTTAATCAGTGGTGCAACCCAACCATTTTTGCCTAAGTCCACGTAACCCCTTCTCACTGCCCTTAGAGCCATCTCTGATCTGGACGGAAGTCCTTTCACGTTGAGTTCCTCGCGCAGTGATAATGGAGAAATGTTGACATCCTTGATATACGTTTGGTTAGCGAAGTTTAGTAACCGAGACTCGGTAAACGACTTAGCTAATCCAATCTTAATACCAAGTGTGGCGCAAATGGAAAGATATGCCTCAGCGACTTGCTTATCAGCTATCACTATATCATCTCCTAGAATTAAATAGGAGGTGAATAGTGACCAACGCACCATGGGTACGGTTTGTTTACACAAAGCGCCCACGGTGTAAGCTGCATACCAGACCAGTGCGTGATGCACCAAGGCCATTGATGCCCAGGAAGATAGGGCTCCCATGGGCTGTCCACACGTGTACTTAATTTCATTGTGCTTATGAAGGTCATCGACTTCCGCGGTAGTCGGGTTTTTCACACCTGACATCCCTCGGTCGTCTATACACTCATTAGGCACGATAAAAGGAAGTCCCACGAGTAACTCTAGCCATAAGGAAAGGATACTCGAAGGCAACATTGGTTTGAAAAGCTCCTCATAAAGGCGCAACGGAATTAAATCCGTCGCACTTTTAAGGTCGTAGCAGTAAAACTGCTCATAACCTCTCTTAGAGAACTCACGAAGTTTTCCTTCTTGATCGAAGGAAGCATCTTGAGGCAATGCCTTGAGAATCGTGAACATCCAAGAATGAAGGGGTTTTAAACACAGTTGCGTCCAATAATCAACAATTGCTATCAACCGGATCTTTCCGGCAGCTTCATACAAGGCGTGCAAACGCCGAAGTACTGGTCTGCCATAGGGTCCGTTCTTCCCCCACCTCATCAGTATCTCTTTATACTGGACATTCACCCAAACTGGGCGAGATGTGTCAATATACGAGCGTATTGAGTCGGCGGTGAAAGAAACTCCTTCCTTCGGATGGAGTGGTGATTGGCAATTTGAAGACCATACGGTCGCACTGTCTTCAAACCAACGCCTAACGATATCTGCTCCGACAAGGTTCAGCCAATCAAGGATTAAATTCCGAGGTTGACTTCTCCAAGCGAATGCATCCGCTCCCACGGTCAGCAGAGCTGGTCCGCGGTTTGGTCCGGACTTCCCAGTGAAAAGAATGTCATACACCGTCGGTGTCCGACTTCGATTCTCCATGGAGAGGTCCTTAGGAGACTTAATAGGGCGAGTGCCGAGAGCTTCCCAAAATAGTGGAATAAATTCTACAAATTTTGCGAAGACCTCACATCCAGAGAAATCCGGATGTGGTGCGCGGATTGATCCTAAATCAGGATCTCCCCAAACACCGGCCATCACCTTATAACTATTCAATAAGGAAACCCAAATATGGATAAACCTTAAAGAATTGCTCCTTATACCAGAGCGAGCATAAAGAGGAATAAACGCGGGGAGTCCGTGCAGTAAACGGAT